TGACTGCTCGCGGTTGCAAGCTCAAGCGTGGTATCTTTAACTACGCTGATGAAAATCGGGACGGAGCTCTTACTCACCATGAGTATAACTCCAACTACACCCTCTTCACACGTTGCAAGTAATGGAGAGGCCGACTATGTTTAAAGATAATCCATTTATCAAAGTAAATGAATTCCAGAAGCGTTTCTTTGTGGGATTCGATCCTGTCATTGATCGTCTGGCAGCAGCTGCAGAACAAACAGCAAAACTCGCCCAAAACTATCCTCCGTATAACATTAAGAAGGTCGACGAGAACAAGTATGTCATTGAACTGGCAGTTGCCGGTTTCGCTAGACAGGATCTCGAGATCGAAATTAATGATGACAAGTTGATCGTTAAGGGCAACACTCATGCCGGCGAGCCTGCAGAGCAGGATTCAAATGGTCAGTGGACATGGCCACAGGTTCTATATCAGGGCCTAGCCCAGCGTCCTTTCACTCGTACCTTTAATCTTGCAGATAATGTGGAGATTCGTGGTGCGACACTTCTCAATGGTATTCTCAAGGTTGCTCTGGAAGCTATTATTCCTGAGCACAAGAAGCCAAAGAAAATTGACATTGAAGATGAGGGGGCATCTGCTCCTTCCACTGCAGAATTTCTCGCAGAACGAAAGAGTAAATAATGATCAAAAGGTATCTCTGGCTCACCGTGGGCATGCTATCCTTGGCGATGGCATATATTGGTTTTGTGACGCCAGGGATACCTTTTTCGGTATTCCTAGTGTTTGCGGCTTATTGCTTCTCAAAAAGCTCTAAGCGTATGCATGATTGGTTATACAATCACAAGCATTTCGGTCCATTCTTAACGAACTGGACCGAGCACAAAGTGTTCCCGCTGAAAATGAAGTATATGATGTTGGCTGTGATGTCTTCGTCGCTAGCCATTCTGTGGTTTACAACTTATAATTGGAAAGCGGTATTGGGAACGGGTATCACCATGGCTCTAGTCGCACTATGGGCCTGGCGATACCCGTCTTCCGTCGAGGAGGCTATTAACCCCAAGAAGCAAACTTCTTAGTCTTTTGAATGCGGTCATCGAGGCCGTGCGTACCACCATTCACTCTCTTTGTGATAAGAGTAATTGTAGCAGTATCTACACCTCGGCTTGCAATATCAAGCAGGCCGTTCTTTTTGAAGAACCACAGCGCAGATTCAAAAGCTAGTTCGCTAACCACAATATCTGGATTGGTCATAACATCTGGACGACCGATTGAGTTGGCGAATGCCTGGTAGTTGTCTCTTCCAGTTAGCTGGATCGGGCCTCGACCACGAAACTTCCAGCCATCTCCAGAGGCTTCTGGTCCGTTCCCCATCCGATTAGCATAAACCACATTAGCAATCTTCTGTGGGTTACGAGCATAAGGAGCTGCATTGCGCCCTGCACGAACGAAATACTTGCCGAAGATCTTATTGAGACCGTCTGCTGAGTAATTTAGGTTCTCTGAGAATACCTTGAAGTTGCCTGATTCATGTGCGCACTGACCGAAGAAGTGGGCGGCTTGACTGTTCGACATCTTAAAGAAAGCTTTAGCTGCTTTGTATGTGCCTGGACCCCAAGCATTATCAGCCGTAATACCGCACTTAGCTTGTAGTGCTGCGATTGGACCTAGGTTGCTAGTAGCAGCCGGCTTAGAAGGAGTTACAGCCTGTCTTACAGGAGATACAGCATGCTCCACAACATGCTTTACGTGAGAAGGAGTGGTCGAAGGATCGAAGTCGGCAACAGGTGTGTATACTGTTCCTCCCGACTTTGACTTGGTAGCAATTAGACGTTGTTTGCGGTTCTTGCCATTGCGCTTGATCGAGCAGTGAACCCAACCTGAGTTTGCACCATCCTTTGCATTGTAAAACTCAAGAATGACTTGGTCAAACTCTAGGTTATCACCGACCCAATCAGCTAGCTGCTTGTTAGGAATACCTGGAATCTCGAAGTCGACAGCTTCCCCATTGGAGTGCTGTGATGTTTCCGAGCCACCGACCTTAGCATTAACAGCTGGTGAGCGATATGAAGAGTTGATTTGTACTGGCTTTCCAAAATGAGCACGAACTGGCTCGAGAATCTTTTCACAAACATATTTCATATTCTCAATATGTTCTGGTGTTGGATTGTTGGAAAGGCCTAGTTTCTTAGCAGTTGGAGAAACTGTAAGTTCTTCCAACGAAAAATGTTCCGATAATTTCATGGTAACCCCACTTTTGATGTTGACTTTACACGCGTTTGTATTTATTATTCGAGTATGTTAACGGAAGGCTTGTAATGGATTTTGACTTTTATACCAGCGTAGACATTCACCGTGGGAAGATTCTCGTCCGTGGATACAAGAATGGTGTCCAGAAGAATCAGGAGTATCGATATGCACCCTATGTGTTTGTTCCTGCAGAAGCTGGGGAATACAAGACTCTCGAAGGTCGTCGTGTAACAAAATACCAGTTCGAATCGCTTGGCGAAGCATACGAATGGATCAAGGAAAAGAAAGAGATATCTAACTTTCCCTACTATGGGATGACAAACAAGTGGGTCTACAACTTCATCTACGACAACTTCAAGGGTGAAATCGACTATGATCCCAACCTCGTTAGGGTTGTAACTCTCGATATCGAGGTCGCTGCTGATGAAGGATTTCCTGATATCAACGCAGCCGATAAAGAAGTAACTGCAATTGCACTGCAGCTCAAGGGTAATACTCTTGTCCTTGGTTGTGGGGATTTCGTCACTGAGGATCCCTTCGTCACCTACGTCAAGTGCAAAGACGAGACCGATCTTCTCCAGAAGTTCATCTATCACTGGTCGACTGACTACAAACCAGACATTGTTACTGGTTGGAACGTTGAGCAGTTCGACATGGTCTACATGCATAATCGTCTTGCAAAGATCCTTGGACCTGCTGCTGCATTGAAGCTCTCTCCCTGGGGTGTTGTTTCGATTCAAGACATTCCTGGTGAGACTGGTATGACCTACAAGCGGGTGCGTTGTAGCGGTATCTCTGTCCTGGACTACTTGCAGCTGTATAAGAAGTTCACATTCTCTAACTCTGAGTCATACAAACTTGACTACATTGCTAATGTCGAACTTGGGGATCGTAAGCTCGATTACTCCGAGTATGGCACTCTCCAAGACTTGTATAAGCAAAACTTCCAGAAGTTCATTGAGTATAACATCAAGGACGTGGAGATTGTTGCTCGTCTCGAAGACAAGCTAAAGTTCCTTGAGCAGGTGATGGCAATTGCCTATGATGCTAAGTGTACATACATCGACACATTTACTACTGTCGGTATGTGGGACATTATCATCCATAACTACCTTCTCGATAACAAGATTGTTGTTCCTTCTAAGACCGGTTCGTCTGAAAAAGACCGTCAGATTGCTGGTGCATACGTGAAGGACCCTCAAGTTGGTATGCACAAGTGGGTCGTCTCCTTCGACTTAAACTCATTGTATCCTCACCTTATCATGCAGTATAACATCTCACCAGAGACGTTGGTCGAAAGCATTGGTCAGCTTCCTGTTACTGTCGACTCAATCCTTAGTGGGGCTTATGATGGTTACCGACAGGACATGATCGATAACAACTGCACTATTGCTGGTACTGGCTTTGTATTCTCCAAGAACAAGCAAGGGTTCCTTCCTACTCTCATGGAGAAGATGTACAACGAGCGGGTGTTGTATAAGAACAAGATGCTCCAAGCCAAGCAAGAGTATGAGACTAACCCATCATACGAAGTACAGAAGCGAATCTCTCAGTATCACAATATGCAGCTTGCTAAGAAGATTCAGCTAAACTCTGGATATGGTGCATTGTCGAATGCATTCTTCCGTTGGTTTGATCCTCGTCTCGCCGAGTCGATTACACTCTCTGGTCAGCTTTCTATCCGTTGGATCGAGCGCGAGATGAATAAATATCTCAACAAGGTGCTTGAAACTGATGGCAAGGACTACGTTCTTGCTTGTGATACTGACTCGATGTATCTCGTTCTAGATAAACTTGTCGATAAGGTGTTTGGACCTGATCCTGATACGATGAAGGTTGTTGACTGGCTCGATAAGGTTTGTCAGGAAAAGTTCGAACCATACATTGATAAGAAGTATGGTGAGCTTGCTGAGTATGTAAATGCATACGGTCAGAAGATGAAGATGAAGCGAGAAGCTATCGCTGACAAGGGTATCTGGACTGCTAAGAAGCGATATATTCTCAATGTGTATGATAACGAAGGGGTTCGTTACAGTGAACCTAAGTTGAAGTTGTCTGGTATTGAAGCTGTTCGTTCTTCGACTCCTTCTGCTTGTCGCGACTCGATTAAGGAAGCTCTCAAGGTTATCGTGAATGGAACGAATGACGAATTGATCGAATACAACCGTAAGTTCCGTCAGAAGTTCGACCAGATGCCATTTGAAGATATTGCTTTCCCACGTGGTGTTAAGGATCTGAATAGCTATACTGATGCACGTGGAACGTTTAATAAGGGGTGTCCTATCCATGTGAGAGGGGCTCTTGAGTATAACAAACTTCTCAAGCAGTCTGGTCTGGATAACAAGTATCAACCAATCAATCCTAACGAGAAGATCAAGTTCTGTTACATGAGGAAGCCTAACCCGACCTTCTCGCATGTATTTGCTGTTCCAACTGTTCTTCCTCCCGAGCTTGGTCTCGAGAAGTATATTGATTATGAGACACAATTTGAGAAAGCGTATCTAGAGCCATTGCAGAACGTTCTCGATGCAATTGGTTGGGTAAGAGAACATAAAGCATCACTAGAAGGACTATTTGGATGAGCGATCTAGACCTAGACGATTTCGACTTTGGGTTTACAACTTCTTCTGAAGAAGAAATTAAACAAGAAGGCAATGATAAGGCACGAGCAATGTACGATGCAATCATGCCTTTGCTAAAGAATCTGCAGAAGGATTCTGATAAG